GACTTGATTCCTGTACAGTATTCAATCCCTGTTGAGTAATTTAAAAAACAATGGCTTATGCTAAAATTGTTATTTAAATGATAGGTTATTTAGGCCATTATTTATAAAGTTAAAGTAACACTCGTAGCTTAATCAATAACTTAGGGTGAATGCTGGCAAAATGCTGGCAAAAGAGCAGGGTTAAAAAAGGTAAAAAATAAAAAGAGGGGGGGAGGTTTGCCAGACCCTAGAGACCCCCTGTGGGTGTCGCGGCCCCCCACTCTGGTATACATACAATAATGACGGTGAATTAGTAGTAAAAATAAAAATGGGATTTTTATAGTAGGGGGGGTGGGACTCGCGACCCCACCCTTTAACACAGTACGAGGGGTGGCTCATGGAAGGGTCATATGAACCAAGTAGAAATACCGTACCACCCAAGACCTCTACAGAGGCATCTCCATGACAGCGTCCGTAGATGGACAGTAGTTGTAGCCCACAGACGGTTTGGAAAGACCTTCTGGGCCATTAATCACCTGCTCCGTGACGCCTTGACAATACGAAAGAAAAATGTCCGCCTAGCCTACATAGCCCCCACGTACCGACAAGCCAAGGTAATCGCATGGGACATTTTGAAGAATATGTCCCGCACCATCCCAGACATATCGATCAACGAGACTGAACTCCGCATAGACTACCCAACTGGGGCGAGGATCAGGCTATACGGGGCTGGGGACGATCCAGACGCACTCCGTGGTCAGTACTTCCACGGAGTCGTGATGGACGAGTATGCCCAGATGCCAGCAAACCTGTTCGGTGAGATTTTGAGGCCAGCCTTGTCCGATAAAAAAGGCTATGCCATCTGGATTGGGACACCCATGGGGCAGGATGCTTTCCACGACCTGTACCAGCAAGCCAAGATAAAAGAAGAAGCAGACCCCAAGTCCGCATGGATGACGGCTTTATTCCGCGCGTCTGAGACTAATGTCATCGATGCTGAAGAACTCGCAGACGCCAAAGACATCATGACTGATGCCGAGTTTAATCAGGAGTACGAATGCTCTTTCCAAGCGGCCATAGAAGGTAGTTATTACGGGTCTTTCATGGACAGAGCGGAGAACGAGGGCAGGTTAATATCAGTCCCCTATGACCCCATGCTCCCTGTCAACACGGCTTGGGATTTAGGAATTTCTGATTCCACCTGCATACTCATGTATCAGGTCGCTGGTAACGAGATACGAATCGTAGATGTGTACGAAATGGACGGGGAGGGTCTCGCCCACTACATATCCTACTTATCCACGAAACCCTACACTTGGGGGACTCACACAGCCCCTCATGACATACAGGTCAGGGAGTTGGGTACTGGGAGATCGCGACTAGAACAGGCCGCCTCCTTGGGAATTAACTTCCAGATAGCCCCCCAGATCGGAGTACAGGATGGCATCAACGCTGTGAGGACGATCTTTCCACGCATCTGGATCGACAAGGTTAACTGTCGGATAGTCATTGAGGCTCTGAGGAACTACCGCAGGGAGAAGAACAAGCGGACTAACGAGTTCAAACCAAGACCCCTCCATGATTGGAGTTCACATATCTGTGACGCTGTCCGTTACATGGCTGTCAACTTCAACGAACAGTCCCAGCTTATCCACGCAGGTAGGGAGCGTAAGAAGATGTCCCAATCCCAGTGGATGTCTGGTGACTCCACAGCGGGGTACTAAATGGCACGAAGATCATCTATACCACAGGCCGTGGAAGACCGCATATACGCTTGGGTGAACTGGGAAAGGACTCTGCTGGAGACCTCATCAATTGGTTACCCCCACGAAACCATGGAGTCGAAGCTATCTCGCGGGGTCGCTACGGGGTCGGCTCCCCCATCGTCACGAACTCCCGAAGTCTTAGTGCCACGGCATCTCCAAGTCATTGACCACGTAATGACAAGGATGCCACAGAAACTACAGGCCGCCCTCATAGCCCACTATTCTCTAGACCCCCGCGCCAAGGTAAGCAAGCACCACCTGACCAAGGCTCAGTACTGGCTCTTAGGGGCTTTGGAACACTCCATTGTTGAGGTCAACACTAGGCGTTAAACTATTAGCTATTGCCTCAGCAACAGCTATAATAGTAATGTGGATAGGTTACAAGCGTGGCCGAATCGAGCAGTCCCACCCACTGCTCTTTCCACCCTTTTAACCTACCTGTGCTGGAGCCTATGTCAGCTACTTCCCCAAAGAAAGTAACCCTTACCGATGTTCTGGTACTCCCGATCCAGTGGGACGTTGACTTATCAGAGTTTGTTTGGACTAGGGATGTGTCAAAGCGGTGTAAACAAGGGTCTGTAGTCGGGGGGATTTGCCAAACTTCAGGGTACAGAAGGGTGAAAATCCAAGGGAAGAATCACTATATCCATAGACTAGCTTATGTGTGGCACACGGGGCAGACCTTAACTCAGTGTATTGACCACATTAATGGTGACCGTAGTGACAACAGACGAGAGAATTTACGTCAAGTAACTTACAGGATTAATAACCAGAACAAGCGCAGGTACTCAAACAACACCACTGGCGTCACTGGAGTACGAGTGATGCCCACGGGCCGTTTTAACTCTTTCATATGGAAGGATGGGAAGAGGTTCCACATAGGATGCCACGACACGATAGACGAGGCATCAAGAGCAAGGCGCGGAGCGGAGATAGATTTAGGCTACCACACTAATCACGGGAATGTGATGATTCCTACATAAGAGCAAATGCTTGCCATTAATCCTTTTTATTGTTATAATATTATCTATGCTAGTGGTTTTGACCTCTCCGTTCACCCACTTGTTGTTACCCCCTATCTGACCTTAATCCCAGTTAGGGGGTTTTTTATACCCAGAGAGAACATATGACTGACGTTGACCTTGAAGAAATCGTTGACCTCGACATAGAGACAGACGAGTTACCCTTAGAAATGACGAGGGCAATAACGACCCGCAAGCCCAAGCGTAAGAAGACTGCTGGGTCGGGTCGCAAGAAGGGTGTTAAGAATAAAGAGAAGCAGTTCGGTGAGAGTTACATCGCCAATGCCCTAACTACTGTTGGTTGTTGTCCTCTCAGGTCTTTAGTCCGCGTGGGCAGAAAGGCCGAGAGAGAAGGACAGTACTCATCCGCGATCAAGGCGTATAGCGACATCTTAGGCTACATCCAAGCAAAGCCCCGCGCACCTCTTGTGGCAATAGAATCTAAAGGGAATTTAGTATTCAAGTGGCAAGACGAGGTCGAGACTACAGAAGAGGCTTTTATAATAGACCAGACATCTGGTGACAGGGACTAGTAATGGAAGAAGAGTTGAGCCAGATTATAGACAATGAGTTCGAGAATCTCCCAGAAGTGGAAGATTCAGATGCCGCTTATATGGCAGAGATTGATGATCTACTAAATGAGGATCGGGAGACGTCTGAGAGACTCTCCGCTCTAGGTGTCAGTTTACAGTTGAAAGCGGATGAGACCGTGGCCCAACGGGCTGAGATCGAAGATAACTGGATGGATGACCTGAAGCAGTTCAACGGGGAGTACTCCGATGTTGAGCAAGCCAGACTCAAAGCCTCTGGTGGTTCTATGTTGTTCGCTAACATCACTCGTCCTAAAGTCAACGCGGCCGAGGCTAGGATAAGCGACATATTATTTCCCACGGACGATAGTAACTGGGATATCAGGCCAACCCCAGTACCTGAGTTACAAGACTTCCAAGAATCTGAAACCCCCGTGGGTATGACTCCAGAGGGTAACGAGGTTCAAGAACGGGATGTGGCCGCTGGCGTTGTCAAAGAAGCCACGCTCAGAGCCAAGAAGATGAAAGACGAGATGGCCGATCAGCTTATAGAAGCCAACTGGGCATCTGTCTGTAGAGAGGTTATCCACGATGCCGTGTTGACGGGTACAGGCATCTTGAAGGGAGTGACTGTCTACGACAGGATATCCAAGCGATGGAATTCCATCCAAGACGAGAACGGTAACACTGCACGGGTTTTGGAAGTTACCATGGACAAGAGACCAACGTGTGAGCGTGTCGATCCATGGGATTTCTTTCCAGATATGTCAGCTAGAAAGATTGGCGAGGCAGAGTATGTACTCCAACGGCACGTAATGTCGCGCAAAGAGTTACGCGGCCTTGCCAAGCAAGAGGGTTACTTAGCTGGGCAGATCAACGACATCCTGATAGGGGAGGGTGAAGATACCCCAACCGCTACACATCTGGAAGAGATGCGGAGTATGGCGGGCATATCACTAGCCAAAGCAACTCGCTACGAGGTTTGGGAATACCACGGTGAGCTTGACAAGAAAGACCTTGAGGCTTGTGGTGTTGAGTGTGATCAGGAAGATGAGTTAGACGTTGTCAGTGGCATCGTGTGGTTTGTTGACGGTAAGGTCATCAGGGCAACTATGAACATCCTAGACACAGAGGATATGCCATATTCCGTGTTTACATGGGAGCAATCAGGAACGTCCCTCTTTGGGATTGGGGTTCCACGATTAATGAATAACAGTCAGAGGGCAATGAATGCCAGTTGGCGAATGGCAATGGACAATGCTGGACTGTCCACTGCACCACAGATTGTCATCAATGAGGGTTCAGTTGAGCCAGTTGATGGTGATTGGGCTATACGCCCAAGAAAGATTTGGAGGGCAAAGGGGTTGACAGCAAATGTTCAACAAGCCTTTGGTACGTTTGAGATTAACGGGCATCTACAGGAGTTGCTTGCCTTGTTTAATGTCGCACGTGAACTAGCCGATGAAGAGGCTGGATTACCTTCAGTAGCACAGGGAGAGGCGGGCGCACAGCCCGTCAACACAGCGACAGGGATGTCCATTCTTATGAACTCCGCGAACACGGTGTTGCGGAGAGCGATCAAAGCTTGGGATGACGGTATAACCTTACCGTTTATCCAACGCTTGTATGATTGGAATATGCAGTTTTCTGAGAACGAAGAGTCCAAGGGGGACATGAAGATTCATGCCCGTGGCTCTTCTCATCTAATCGTCAAAGAGATGCAAGCACAGAATGCTATGGCGTTAATCAATATAGCAGGAAGTCCTTTGCTCCAACCTCTAACTGACGTACCTGCCCTTTATAGACGGGTAGTCACATCCATGCAGATCGATCCAAATGAAGTGGTCAAAACAGACGCTGAGATTGAGCAAGAAATGCAGATGCAACAGCAAATGCAACAACAGCAAATGCAACAACAGCAACAGCCCGTTGATCCACTAGGGCAAGCCCACCTTGAGTTGAAACAGCAACAGATTCAGCAAGACGGTCAGTTGAAACAAGCCCAGTTACAACAAGACGGGCAGGTTGCAATGGCTAAGTTACAGCAAGCTGACATGGCGTCACAGAGATCATCAGAGGCGAAAGCACTAGGTGAGAATTACCGTGGTGAGGTTGCAGACAAGAAGATTGGAGTAGACATGATGCGGGAAAATAACCGCAGATTAGAGATGGCAATGAAAGAGAAAATGGGTAGCGGTATCTGATGGAGGTTGATCCACGTTCAGCCACATGGGGTGCAGTTACAGATTTCTATAGTAAAGAATTAGAGATAGCGACTTCTACTTTAGAGTCGGCATCTATGAGCCACGCAGAGACACAGTTCATTCGTGGTTACATTAAAGCATTTAGGGAACTTTCAAAACTACCGAAGGACACACAGTCTGGAATCCGTAGTTCTGTAAGTGTTGATTATGGATAAATAGCCGCTTTAAATAGCCGCTACACAAGGAAGTGTTATGGAACTAAAGGAAGGTCAGGTTGACGAGGCAGAGTTAGACGCCATTTTTAATGAGGATTCTGAGGATAAAGTTGAGGCTGTCGCAGAGGTGACCGCTGAAGCAGAGACTTCGGAGGATATTGTTGAAGAGGTGACTACGGAGATTGTTGCCGATAGTGCCGATAAAGAAAGTGTTGCTGTTGTTGAGGAATCCCCAGACCCATCAAGTGATTTTGGTGCGTTAAAGAAGGATTTTGAGACTCTTCAGCACAAGTACAAATCGGACGAGGGAAGGGTGTCCGCTCTACAGCGTCAAATAAATGAACTTCAGAAAGTTAATAACACGCTGAAGGCGCGGCAGGTTGCACCTAGACTTGTTGCCAAACCTCCTCAACTAGACTCTGGAAAGATCGTGGACGATCTTTACTCTGGAGATGAAGAGAAGGCAAAAGCCGCAGTTGAGGCTCTGGTGAGCCATAGACCAGCGGCAGTCGGAAATGGAAATGTAGAACAAGCTGTAAATAAGATAGTCCAACCCCTTTTTGCGGCTGAAAAAGCTAGAGGTAAAGCTCTGCAAGAAAAGGTGTTGTCTGACACTTATCCAGATTGGAAAGATCAAGTTAACTCAGAAGAATTTTCTTCTTGGGTTTCGGGTCTCGCCACACCCATCCGACAACTAGTTAACTCAGATGACGCACAGGACGCAATCCAACTACTCCAGTACTTTCATAGTTCTAGAGATGGAAGCACCCCTGTGAAGTCTGGGAAGTCAGAGGTCGAAAGGATCAAGGAAAAACGAGGAAAGCAATTAGCAGAGGGAACTACGCCTTCATCGAAACACAACGCGAGTGTTTCTGGTGGTATGCCAAGTGATCCAGACGCTATCTTCGATTACCTTGAGCGAAATGACCCTGACTTAAAAACAGCGTATAAACGTTAATTAATTTTTTGAATAAGGACATTTAAAAATGGCTAATACTGAATATGGGGATATCACCCCACGTACTGCGGCATACGCAGAAAGA